AAATCAGCTTAATATTTTGACTGAAATTGAGAAAACAGAAGCTGAGGAACCTTCATTAGAATTAGAACAAAATGAAGAATACCTTGAGAACCCTGTGAACCTTGAGACCCTTGATGAAATATCTAATGAAGTTATAGAAGAAACAGTAAGCTATACTGATCCTATGGGTAATACATTTGAAGCACCAATAGTTATTGAATCTATGGAACCAGAAGAAGAGGAAGAAGAATTCCAGATAGATGAAAATCAAGAATGGACAGGTGAGAATGCATCTACAGCATCTCTAGAACCAACTCCTCTAGAACATATGATTTTTGAAAAAGAACAATTAGAAACTGAAGAAGACTTTGCATTTAATTTCTCAGATGATGAGGATGATAATGAAGCATTCTTCTAAGACCCTGAAAGGGAAGAATAAATATCAAAGAGAAGGGGAATAGTTTAGGCTATTCCCTTTTCTTTTTTTAATTTTGATTGTACAGAAATAAATATAATTATGTTTAAAGTTAATCCAGACCAACGTAAAAGGTTCTTTGTAGTAGATAACTTCTACGAAGATCCAATGGCAGTAAGAGAATATGCTCTTATGCAAACCTACTTTCCTGGCGAAGGTGCTGTAGGAGAAAGAACCCGTATGCAGTTTTTATTTGATGGTATCAAAGAAAAGTTTGAAGATATTATGCAGATTAAAATTGCAGAACATACAGATGATGGTTATGGATGGTATGATACAAGCATTAACGGTAGATTCCAATCTTGTATAGCAGGGGTACCACAAGTATTTCATTGTGATGCACAGCAATGGGCAGGAGTTTTATTTTTAACTCCGGGCGCACCACCTCAGTCAGGAACTAGTTTTTATAGACATAAAGGTTCTAAAGTATTTCATAATGAGGATATAGATTGGGATTATGGAGAAAATGGTAATGTATTTACTAAGGAGACATTTTTAGATCCCACTCCATTTGAGAGACAAGACACTGTAGGTAATGTATTTAACAGGCTTGTTATTTTTGATGGTGGTTTAATCCACTCAGGTAATGATTATTTTGGTCACAGTAGAGAGACAGGAAGACTGTTTCAAATATTCTTTTTCAATGAGTCCACAACAGTTTAAAAAGTTAATAATTGAAGCCTATCTAGCCGGTGCTGAAAGTATGACATGTGGTTGTTTACCTATGCAAACTAAAGCAGATGCAAGAGAATGGTTTGAAGATAATCACCAACTATTTCAAGAAACAACTACTACAAAAAAGAAGGGGGGTCAATAACCCCCTTTTTTATTTATTCAGAGCTGCCTGGAAGTTTTTAACTGCTTGATCAGGAGTAATATTATTTCCTGTGTATCCAATTAACTTTAAGAAGTAGGCCCAAGATTTATTATCTCCTTTTTCCCAAATACCTGTTTTTCTTTTGTAAGATAGTTTTTCATCATCCCAAGTAAATAGAAACTGATCTGTAAATCTAATAAAATTATCTACAGTACTTGTCATAGCTGTTGGAGACTTAACAATCCTATAGGCATCTTTAAAACCAAGACCTGGTAAATACTGTTGAGTCTCACTTCTAAGTCTAATTGCTTGATAGAACAAGAAGTTATAACCATAGCTTTTTTTAGTTTCTTCTTCATCATCATCATCTACAAGCATGAGTAATCCCCAAATTAACATAGATAAAGCTAGAATGAAACCTATTTCTGTCATAGTTCTTCTTACTTGTGCTTTTTCAAAGTCACTAAGATTACTCCATTGTGTTCCAATACCTGCTTTAAATGTTATCAAGTCTTTAGCAAATGCATTCCAGAATGTTCTATAGAAACCTTCTGTCATTGCTCCAAGTTCTTGGTCCATACCAAGTTTCTTAAATCTTCTTGTATAAGAAGGAACTAAGAACTTTCTATACATCAATGCTAATCTACCAAGAGTATGTTTCTGAGCTACAGATTTATCAAAGTTATTATAGATACCATGCATTCTTTTATTTAGTGCATGGATTTTATTCTGAACATCCAATCTCATTTCTTCAGTGAAATCAGTTTTGTTTTTAATTTCATCTACACCATACTTCTTATATGCTTCCATTAAAGATATCTCTTGACCAGACTCATTATCTTTTACAGTTCGGGAATTAAGCATTGCAAATAAAGTAGATACTTGAATTTCATGTTCCCCAAAGTGTAAGTTAAAGAATATAGTATCTGTTGAAAATAGTTTATTGGCTACACTACCAGTTACTACTTTACCAAATTGGTCTTTATATTCCCCTTGCATTGGATCATATTGTTCAATAATTTGACCCATTAAACTTTCAGGAGTAAACTTACCAAAGTCAGAAAGCATTTGTGGAATAGTTGTCCAATAATCTTTCTTACCTCTAGTCCAACTCTTCATATCAAAGAATTCACCTGAGGCAGCTTCAATAAGCAATTGAAGGTTACCCTGTAGGTTGTTATTCATACCTTTAAGTAAATCCAAAGAAAGCGTAGATATAGCAGAGAAGTTCATCATTTTATCTATAATCTTATCTACTGCAATGCCTGCAACTTCAAATCTTGCTTTAGATTCTCCATAGACTACCATATCTATAAAGTCATTTACTCTTCTGGATGAAAAATTACTACCGTGTGTTTTTAAATATCTATCATATCCAAGTCTTTTGGCAATAGAATCTACAATTGGAATACCTTTAGTATTAGTTTCAGCAATTTCTCTGTCACCAATAATTTCTTTAAATAGATTTATCTCATTGTAAATACCATTCATAGCATTGTAGTTATTTGACATGGAGCCAAACATTAATACAGAGCGCATTAAGTTAAGACTTATATCACCTTCAGCCATGGGTTGAACAAAGTATACAGGTAAGAATTTATTACCTTCTTCTCCAAGTCCTAAGTCAACACCATATTCTACATCATATGCTTTTACTTTAACAAGTTCAGTAGCTCTATTTTTTGCTAAGTCTACAATACCTTTTGCAAGTAAACGTTCACCATCTGTTTTTTCAATAGAAGGTATAACATAGCCTGGCTTTTGAATGTCAGGTAAATTTTCTTGAGATTTTAAATACTCCTCAACAAGAAACTTATGATACTTACCTTTTGGATTTAATGGATTACCGCTTGCATCATATAGGGCATTCCATTTAGCATTAATATACTTATCAGCTGGCATTACTAATTCACCTGCCTTACCGTATTTATAACCTATAATTTTACCATTCTCATCAACCTTAAGATTTTCTCTTCTCCAATCTTGATACTCATCTTCAGTTAAAAGACCACGGTTTTTTTCAAGTTCTTTTTGCTTTAGTATTTCTCTAATTTGTTCTTTAGGTTTAGGTATTGTATTAGCGTCAAACCATGCAGTAACTTTTGCAAACCACTCACGTGCATCAGTAAGATTATCTGGTTTCTTTCCAATGGATTCAAAGAACTTAGCTTTTTCTTTATGGAACTTAGACTGATCATACTTCTGTACAAATGCAACTCTCTTGTCTAGAATAATCCTACCCTCATTAGTTCTTACATACTCACCTGTTTCAGGATCTGTTCTTGGTACAGAAATAGTTTCATATAATCCTTCATTGAATTTTGCAGGATTATCTCTCATTAAAGCAGGAACACTTGCTTTATATTCATTAAAGGCTTTTGCAGCTCTTTTTCTCAGGGCAATGTCTTCTAACCTTGCTGTCTCCATTTCTGTCTTTACAGCTCTTGCAAATAAGCCTAGAGCACTATCAGGTGAACTAATTAATGGTGCAGTAAGATAATCAAATATTGTAGTATCTTTAGTAGCTTTTTCAAGAACTTCAATCATGGATTTTTTATCCAGGGTAAAGTTTAGAATAGTATCAATTCTCTGTTGAATCTCTTCAGTCTTCTTAGCAATAAACTCAGGAGAATTCTTTGGGTTATTTTTAATTACTTCTATCTTTTGTTGTAACTGATAAACTTCTTTTTTAATTCTTTCGTCAACACCCATTGGTTTATAATCCAATAAGAAGTCAGCCATCAATGGAATACCCTCAGCAATAAACTTAGTTTTAATATTATCTGTCACAGATTTAGTAAAAGATAACATCTCTTGTGGAGTTAAAGTTTTTTCATCTCTTGCAGACATTGCTTCAATATCTACAGGAGTAGAAAAGAACTTAAGTACATCAGCTTTCTGTATTTCATTAATGATACTGTATCTATTTGCAAAGTCTTGCATAGCTACAAGCTCTTGAATAGCTTCCTTTCTAGATAACTCTCCGTTCTGGATTCTGTTAATGGTATAATTAAAGTGCTTATGTGCAATCTTAGATTTATTAAATGCATCTTTGACAAACTCATTAATACTTTCAATACCATCTAATTCTTTAAGGATATTCATCAAGTCTTTTGTTTCCTTGATTTTTTCCTTTTGTTTATAAATATTGCTTCTCTCAAGAACTTTAATCTTCTTCTCTAGATAGATGCGGATGTTTTCAACAAGTCTTGTGACCTTGTCTTCCTCCATCTCTTTTCTAGTAGGCTCAGCTTTTCTTGTAGCATCACCATCTTCTTCTATCTCTTTATACTCATTCCTTTTATCATCTTTGTCAAATTCTTCAGCCTCCCATCTCTTGCGGGCTTCTATTCTGTCACCACCGGTTTCAGAAAGAATTTTTTGCCATTCCGGATCAGATTCTATAGGGCATCTATCTATTCTCATTATTTACAGATTTTTTCATTAATAAGTGAAGCAACATCATCAACTTGGTCTTTGGTAGTAGCATTTTGAATTGTATCAATCAAGTCTTTAATATCATAACCATATTGACCTAATAAGTCTTCTAATTGATATTGTTGTTTTAATACTTGGATTTGGTTAAGTAACTCTATTTTGTATGCATTAGTTGCAGGGACATTTATGTTACTTGGTAAACCAACTTGACCAGTAGTTAAGTCAATATTCTTCATTAATACAGTTCCGCTTAAACTATCCACTAAGTTATATAATCCATCTGAATTAAGAACATAAAGTCTACCTGCAGATGTAGTAACCTTGTTAGGGAAGATGTTGTTATTTTTAGCAACTGCATCTCTAAAGTCTTGAAGGTCTGTGTTAGTTTCAGGAATTTTACCTGAGGTAGCCTCAGCATCTGCAGATACCGCAGATACAGGAGATACTTGGTAAAGAAATCTAGTCTGAGTACCGTTCAGATAGTTAGTGCTAAACTTATTGTTAGCTCTAAAGTCTGCCGCGTCTTTGAATCCTTCAGCTTTTGCAAGTTGGTCAAGAGTTCTAGTAGTTACTGCATTAGTCTTTTCATTGACGATTGTAACTTGATTACCATTGATTGTTGATTTACCTATATACTTAAGCTCAACTACATCAGTAGAACCTTTAATTGTATACTTACCATCATTAATAAGACTTGTTCTATTTGTCACAGTCTTGTTACCGCTGAATATTTTAGTAACATTATCTGAGCGCATTTCTATCTCTCCCTTAGTCTGAACCTGTGGAGTTGGAGTTTGTTCAGTAGCAAATGAGAACGATGCAACTGCTGCTGTATCCATATCTGCTTCAGTAAATGTTGCTGGTGCTTCACCTCTGAAATCAAATCCCCCTACCGCAGTATCTTTACTGTTGTACACATATGCATATTCACTAGCTCTAGAGATTGCGACATACTTGAGTTGGTCTTTCATTAATTTTTGACCATTCATACCAAGCTTTCTCTTGTCTGCAATAGCTGCTGCTAGGCTTGAGATACTATCGTCAAAGATGAGTACTTTGTTGTACGTTCCTCCTTGAGATTTGTGAATAGTATGAGCATAACCATAGTCTATACCTTTCTTAGCAAGGAATCTACCGTTTTCTTTAATGTCTTTATTGAATACAATTTGATTGCTTACAGAACTAATTTCTGAGAATAGTCTGCCTTTGTCTTTACCTTGTACTCTTGGATAATAGCTTTTGAGTTCTAATAATCCTTTTGCAATTTCAGTAAGAGCTTCATCATTACCTTCTGCAGGAAGAGGTATTAAAAATAAATTATCAGGATTAAGAATATCTTTAACAGTTACATAGTAACCTTTAAGTGATACTTCTTTTTCTTTTCCGAATTTTAAATATCCAGATGATAAATCAGCAACAGGTACTCTAACTTTAATATCAGTTAGCTCTGATACAGCTTCAACAACATAGTCACCTGAGTTAATTAAGTCTTCACCAATATTATCATAGCCCATTAAGATATCACCTTTAATGTAAGGAGTCTTTTTAGCTTCCTCACCAAACATAATATCTCTAGCTTGTAAATTGATTCTAGCTACATCTTTATTAAGAGAAGAAAGGATTCTAAAGTAAAGCATATTACCAGATTCCTGCATATCTTTTAGATTCTGACCCATAACTTGGTTTAATCTATCAGGAGTATCTAAGAACTCTACACCATTACCATTAATTTCTTCAGTGACATAAGTAAAGTCCTGACCTTCTCTTGCTCTAGTTGAGTTTAATAAGATAGGATTGTCACCCGTTCTTTCTACTTTAGTAAGTTGAGCTTGATTCTTAGGGTCATCAAATACTTTAGATTCTAATTTAGTATTATCTTGAACTGGTCCAAGCTGACCTTTGTCTCCTGCAAAAATAATTCTAAGGTCTAACTCTTTTTTGAACTGCTGAATTAAATCATACAACTCATTTGTAACCATAGAAGATTCATCTACAATAATAACATCTCTTCTGTTAAGTTCTGGCTTTCTGAAAGATTCAGTTTTAACATCTCTAATATCTAATGCGTCTCCCTCAAGATTAAGCATAGGGTTAAGACCAAACAAAGAGTGTAATGTTTTAACCTTAGCTCTAGGATTCTTCATCTTAGTTACCGCATTAGCACGGTGAGTAGGTGAAGTATAGATAGGTTTAACGTAACTCTTCTCTTTTAAATACTTATCAAAGATTCCAAGAATAGTTGTCTTACCTGTTCCTGCGTATCCTGATAATGTAATTTCATTATCATAAGCTCCTGGGTTATTATAGAAGTCTTCTAGTTTGTATAGTGCTGCTTGTTGTTCAGCATTAAGTTGGAACGGAACACTAATAGAAATACCATCTGCAAATACAAATGTGTCTGCAGAGTTTTGAGATTGAACATCTAACTGTGTAGGAGTTTCTCTAAATGCTCTACCATTTTGTGGGTCTACATTTGGATCAGTATTGTATGCATTAAGCAATTTAGCTTTAGCAGCTGCTTTACCTTTGTAACCTTCTACATCTACACCAATACCATCTTGTAACTTAATAGTATACATAGAACCAAAGTATCTGTATTGGTCTGTAGCTTTAGTTTCAATTTGTGTTTGATCATCTATTGGCTGTGTAGGTTGTGTTTCAGCTAATGTTTTAGCATAGACATCTCTGATAGCTTGTTTACCTGCTTCATTAATTTCTCTTGTGCCTATACCGGCAAAGTTTTTAGTAAGAGTAGGTACATCAGATTCAGACCATTGACCATCAATATTTTTAAACCACATTTTTCTTTCTTGGTCAAAAACATAAACAGGTTTACCAGCTTGTATTGCCATTTCAATAGCATAACCTGTGCCTCCTTTACCTTGTCTAATTTTAGCTTTTTTACCATAATTCATTTCAGCATCTACACCTAACATAGTTGTTATTGCAAATACAGCATCAGAATATTTAACTTGAGACCAGTTTCTAATCAATCTTTCATCTCTAACCTGATAGGTAGGTTCAATTCTACCCATTGCTCTTGCAGCTTCAGTTACTTTTTGCTGACCTTCAATTGCATCTTCTTTAGAAATTTCAACATTACCATTTGGAGTTTTATTATTCATCCAATAATGTCTATTGGTTACCATTCCAAATTGTTTACCAATGTTATCCCATACTGTATCTGCTCCAATTGCACCGCCAGAATGATTTGTATAACTTGTTAAAGTTGGTGTTGTTTGTAGTTGAGGTGCAAAGAACGGTTCATTATCTATTTCTTCAAATGGATCTACCTCAGCAAATGTTGCACGTATTGGTGCTTCTGTACCTAGTTCTGCTTCAGTTAAAACAAAGTTTTTAAATTGTTTCTCCTCCTTATTAACTGTAGAATTAAATACATGACTTAAGCCTTTATCATTCCAATAGTTAAGTTTAAATAAATTAGATGCATTCTGCATTGTAGACTGGATCATATCTTGTGGAAGAACTTGATCAAATCCATATAGAGTAGAACCCACACCGTGTTGATACACTGCTACCAAAGGAAGCATTTGGAATAGATTACTGATTCTTTGATTCTCTTTAGGGTCAGCTACTTTTTGAATTCTAGGATTACCTAAAGCTCTAATGTTATTTGCATAAACATCTTTTGTCTTACCATCTATTGCATCTCTGTCAGTAAGTGTAAGAACATTAAAGTCAGTAAATGCAGACGTGCTTAAAATAGATATCTGTTCTAGGATAGGGAAATCAATAATAAGCTTAGGATACTTTTGAATCACATCAATTACTTCATTAGTATATGAGTAATCATTATTTCTCATCAATGCATTAAAGTTGAATGCTTCAATAAGAGCTGTTTTATTTAACTCAGCTCCCGTAAGCCCTTGACTTTGTAAAGATGCTCTGATCATAGCATACTTGATATATGCTTCTTCAGATGCAAACGGATCTTGTTCTATTTTAAATGGTTCAAGTCCTGGTCTTTGAGCATAGCTTCTAGGACCTTGCGCTGTATCTAAATAACTCTTATTAGAAAAGTCTTCTCTAAGATTTTGTGAGTTTACATATACCACACCATCTTTTATCTCAACATCTGTTGAAAGATTCTTAGATAGCTTGACTGGCATCTCATTAAACTCCTGAGGAATTTTTACAATGTTCCCTTTAGGGTCAATAAAGTTAGATAAGTAGTTTTGTAAGATAAAGTTGCTGATATTGTTTTTAAATGCATCAACAAAATTTACCATTCCATCATTAGTTTTCCCAAATTTTGCACCTATTAAACCTTTGTTTTTAGCATTTGTTAAAAGCCCTTGTATATAGTTTGTTGTTTGGTTACCATTTCTAAGAACAAGCATTTGTGAAACTACATCAACAATAATTTTCTTATCTCCTAATGAACTTGTAATACTTTCATTAAAGATTTTATCCTTAGATGCTTTATCTACTTTACTATCGTTATCTAAGGATTCTATATCAAGGTCTCTTAAAATAATTTCTTGAATGTTTCTGAAAAGAGTTGTGTCTGGTTTACCTCTTCTTTTCATCCTACCTACACCTTGGATTTGCTTTTGAATTTCATTAAAATGTAAAAGCATTCCCATAGCAGCTATAGTCTCATTAGCGTTAAACTCACTAGGTTTCTTATCAATAAGGCTATTCATTAACTCAAGAGAATATCCATTCTCATACCGTTCATTAGCTTTTGATGTTGAATTGTAATAAGTTGCATTCTCAGCAGATGGTTTAACGTAAAGAGTTCTTTGAATTCCTGGTAAATTAATATCTATTGTGGAAATTGAATTTAGATCATATGTAGAGTTGTTTATGTTATTTTGTAACTCACCATAAGTCATTTGATAAGGAATATCTTCCCATCCTCTTTTAGTTCTTTCTTTAAAATATACTGTGATTTGATCATTAGCTTGTAGCATAGAAGTAGAAGCATTGAGGTATTGCAGCATGTGCCTTTGTATAACTCTTTTAGTAGCTTCGTATCTTTCATATGGTTTTTCTTTTGCTGCTATACCCATTGATTTAGCAAACGGCCCTTGAATTTTTCTTAACTCTTCAGCATATTCTCTAATGAATGGAGATGATACAAACTTAACTGCATATTCTTCAGTTACACCAGATTTAAATAAATAAAGCATAGTTGGTGCAAGCTCATAATTACCTTGAATATAAAATATCCATTCATTTGCTTCTACGTCAACCCAACCATTTATACCTTGTGAAAATAAATCAGCAATTCTAGTTACTCCATCAACACCATAAATATTAGAAAGAGAAATATTACCGTCTTTAGTTTTGTTGTGCGGCATGAAAAGTCTCATGTCATATATAGGTTCCCCAAATTCTACAAATTTACCTAAATCTTTATCATAATTTGAAGCTTTATATTTTTTAGGTAGAATAACACCTGCTTGATTAAATACAGGATTCATTGCATTCTCACTAGCACCAATACCTAATACTGATTTACCAATAATATTATGTCCGTGTTTAGCTACATTGTATCTTTGCTCAAGTACAGTAGTAGGGCTAATCATTTTTTCACCTTTACCATCTAAGTTTGTAGATTCGCCATTTACTTTTTCATACTTATCAAAGTCACTTACTTTATCTTCAAGTTCTTTTGATAATTCTTCAAGTAGTGCTGTATCATTAGGTCTAACTAAAGAAGCAAAGTTTTCAGGAATTTCAAGAATACCTCTAATGTTTTCAATAAAACTATTTTCAACAGCTTTCTTCTGCAGCTTCATCATTTCTTTTTTGTCTTCTTTAGAAGCCTTATTATATGCATCAAAGAATTGCTCTTTAGTCATATTAGAAGTAATAGCTTTACCATCCTCACCTATATTAGGCATAAATGTAGTTAACTTGTCTACGTCAAAGTCACCACCTGACTTAGCTACAAGTTCTGTAGGTACAAAAATATGAGAGCCTGCAGCTGGATCTAAGAATTCATAGACTTCCATGAACTCCATAGAGTTAAGACCCTGTACAGGAATACGTACAGCAGTCATAGTAATTGCTTTTCTATTACCATCAGTATCTAACCACTGATCATTCTTGATCATATCATTTAACCTATTAATATCTCCAATTGGTTGACCATCATTATGATTAAGATTGTATAGTTTAAAGAAGTCACCTTGCATAGCAATAGCAACTTTCATTGCATTTGTTTTGCCATCTTTACCTGGATAATAAAAAGGTAGTGTATTACTACCCATATATTTCTTAACATCTTCTTCAGAAGGAGTTGTCCACATATTATTGGTAAATGAACTTGCAACTTGTACAAGTGCTTCACCTTTAACTTTTTGGCGTACAAACTTCTTCTCTACAATTGACATTATAGTATCTTCAATTGTCTTAGCATCTAAGAAGTAAGACAAGTCATACTTTAATGAACCGTCCCTATTTGTTTTAAGAGATCTAAGTAAATGTTCAGGATAATCTTTTCTTCTTAAGTTCTCCTTAATTACTTTTAAGAACTTTTCTGGTTGTGTAACACCTTTACCTTCTACATAACCAATCTCTTCCATTAGTTCAGTTTTGAGCAACTCAGTGTTAAATGCTACACTATTTTCATATGCTTTAACTAGCCCAGAATACTGAGGCATGGTCATTGCACCTTCCTCATATAAACCATCAAGAATAAGTTTTCTTAACTGTGTAGAGAATACAACTTTACCTTTATACTTTTTAGGCACATTAGTTACTTCTTTAAGGAAGCCAGCATTAAATGTATTTTTAGTAAATACTACAGACTCATTAAATCTTCCGTTCTCATCATGAGCTCTATCTGGCTCACCATCTGAAGTGAGTGTGCCAACTTTAGAACCTGAATCAAATGTTAGATACTGAATGTTTTCTTCTAACATTCTCTTATGCATCTTATCAAAATCACTACCTGGTTTAATTACACCAGGAATTAATGGGAACAATGCAAACTTATGAAAGGCTGTTACTGGTAATACTGTATTATCTAAGAATGCAAAGTTTTGTAATTTATATGCAGGAAAAAATTCATCAATTGGTTCTGTAATAGGTTCACCATTTATAATCTTTTGAAATAAATTTTCTTGTTCATCACCCCACTTATTCTGAAGTCTCTTTAATGTTCTATAGGCATCAAATGTAATATAACCTTGACCATCACCTTCTTTAATTTCTTCTTTAGTATATTTTTTTACTTCACGATCTACTGTTTTTTTAACTTCATCGGCAGACATGTTTGTTCTTTCAGTATAGAACTTTGTAAGACCTTCTCTAATATCATCTAGATAAACACTATCTCTTCTAATCTCTTGGATTACTGCAGTATTTAATGAGCCATCATATGTAAATTTATTATACTTTTCTGGGAGTGTAGATGCATAGGTTTTACCATTTGCATTAAATTGCTCATTAATATATCTAATAGCAGCAACATCAGTTCTAACTCTACGACCATTAGAAATTAAACCGGAAGTTCTTTTATGAAAGCCTTGTTTAGGATGATCATATTGTGCAATATCACCATAGAATATAACTGATGTCTCTAGATTATGAATCCATGAGTTATACATATAACCCTTCATCAAAAGATTTTCTTTCTGTGCTGCAGTGAACCCAGGAAGATTAAATCTTTCCATTAATTTAGGATCAACGTATTTAGCTTCTTGTAAATAGTCATAAAGCTTTTTAGACTTAGCTTCAAAATAACTTTGAGTTTCCTTAAGAATTTTTTCTTTAAGTGCTGGGTCAGTAGTGATGTAGTTTAAAAGATCTATCTCAGTTGTATTTACTTTAGATAGAATTTCTTTTTTAGTTGTATCAGTTAATATACCATCAAAATAATTAAACTGTTCTCCAGATGGCTTACCATCTCTGCCAGGTTTGTTATATCCAATATAGTTTTTAGCTTCTGGATTGGTTTTAAAGATGTTAATTCTAGCTACTTCAGATGATACATACGGAAGAATTATCTTTTCAATAGCATCTAACTCATCATTAAGATTGAGGAATGTGTCTAAATCAATATAAAGATGTTTATCATCTTTTTTACCAATACCTGGAAACTCAATACCACCATCTATTCTCCATCCAAATGAAGATGACTTAGATCCAGGTCTAAGAATTTCTTGTATACCAGACTTAAGCATGGTATGAAACTCTTGAATGAATTTACTTCTTGGATCTAGATCTGTTGTAGTTGTACCATCTTTACCAGATATTTGAGTACCGGATGACATTTCAACTGCAATTGATCTACCTTCTCTCTTTTTATTACTTGCATCAAACAATGTATTAAATGTTTGAAGATTATTAGTCCAAGGATTTCTTCTTGGGTCTAAGTAACTTGTAATAGATCCTTGCTTAAATAGATCAGTTTTATTTTTAGCAGTATTAAGAGCGTCAACAATTACTGTTAATGTGTTATCAGTAGTATGCTCATTAACTCTTTTCTTAGCTGCATTAAGTACACTGAAATTAGAACTTGTTGCTCCGTACTTATTTTGCAACTCAATAAGTCTACTTACAGCAGTGCTTAATTTTAAACCGTCTATATAAATAGCAGAATTAGGTGCACCGACAACACCTGCTGGAAAACCTTTAGATAAAGTTTCAATTGGATTTGACTTAAATGCATTAATTATTTTCCAAGCTTCTTCTGTAGCATTACCTGATGACTGCGCATCACGAAGTTCTTTTACAGCCTTAAATAAAAATGCAATACTATATTCTTGACGTTTAGCTGGATTACTTAAAGTTTCTTTAATTTTACCTAAATCATCATATTTAAATCCAATAGCTCTTAGGAATTTATATTCAGCATTGTCACCGCTTTTCAGTGTACCATCAAGAGCCATAAACTCTTGAACAATAGCGTTTAGATTTAAGATGTTATTATTAAATTTATCTTTAGTAATAAATTTATTTGGCTTCTCTGCTTTAAATAAACTTGTAAACTTTCTTTTAGTACTACCAACATCCATTGAAGTATTAGTTACCTCAGTAGTAGTACCTGACTTATCTTCATTTACAAGTAATTGTATATACTTAACTCTTGGAAGACTAAATGCATTCCAAAAAGAAGTAGTAATACTAAAGCTTGTACCATTCTTATGGTCTTCAACTTCTGGATTAGGTAATTTATAGTCTACAAGTTGCTTTAATTCAGGATACGTAGCAGATGCTGCAAGTATTCTATTATAGATTTCCTGTGGATCTTTGGCACTGTTAGTTGATCTTACAAGTGCATTCCACACCTTTTTAAAACTTGCTCTCTTTTTGAAACCAAGTCTGTCATACTCATAGTTACCAGCTTTATTCAAAGCAAATAAACTCTTGAGCATGTAGATTACTTCATTATCAGCTAACTGTTGAAGAGTAATATCCCCTACGCTAGAGTTAAAATTTTCTCCACCTTCCTCATTCTTATCATTATTAGCTTCTTCAGTATTTGATTCTGGATCTGATTCTTGTAAAGCAACTTTTTTATTAATGATGTTAAAGTCTGAATGTTCTTTGTGAAACTTAATTACATTATTCCAGTTTTTAATAGCAGTTTGGAAAATTCTTAATCTATCAAGATCTTGTTGTTCAGCAAAGTCTAAATCTGGTTGAGTAGTTCCCGCATTTGGGTTCTCAATAATCTCAGTGTAATTTGTATCATTTTTATAAGCTTCAAACTGAGCTCTAGCTTCCTCAATACTATTTACAATAACAATGTTTGCAGGAGTCTTATCTACACCCTTAATTGATTTGTGAGTATAAAAGTCTCCAATAACTTCTGCATCTTTGTAAATCTCTCCTTTAACTCTTTCACCTTTTTTACTGTCTAGGTTAAGATTGTCAAAGTCTTCAATTTGTGTTCTAAGAAAAAAGTATTCATCATCTCCTTTAGAATTCTTAATTACAGCAATTGCATTTTTAGAAATTTTATCAAGAGTGTTTAAAGTATTAAATGGAGTAGCTGGTTTAACAGGAAGCTTATCCTTAATGGCATCAACTCTATCCTGAAGTTCTTCTTTTAAGAATTCATACAGAACAGTTTTATTATCATCCTTTAAAAGAATATTAATTGAACCACTCTTATTTGCATCAGCTCCATTATGTTCTTTAGTATAGAGATAAGCATTATCAATTTCTTCTGAGATTAATGAATCTAATGCATTAGAAAGATCTAATGAGTCTCTATCATTAAGAGCATCTTCTTTATAATCACCTTGTTGTCTAACCCCACGGTTAAGCATGTCCCATTGAACATTGTCAACTAATGGAGTATAATCATTAAGTAACTCTGGATTGTTAGATGCAAAGTATAGTTTATTAAACAACTCTCCTGCTACACCATAGGTAGAAATTTTCTGTGGTTGTATTTGGTTAGCTAAAGATTGTTTCCCGGTAAATAACTTTTTCAAGAAATTAAGTATTCTTCTAAATAAAGTATTTCTTACAGGGGCACCTTTTTTAGTTTTTGGAGAAAGAGCATAAGATCTAAAGTCCTCTGCTAGTACTTCTTCAATAGCGCGTGCAGATAGATTTTTAAACTTAGGATCAGAATTTCTAACCTCATTATATAATTTTAATTTCTCTTCTCTTGTCAAGAATAACTGAGAGAATACGTGCCATGCTTCATGGTAAGTGTCTACCATTGAACCTTTAGTAGCTTCATTGATAAGGATCTTACCAAGTTTACCATCTAAATTTTGTTCAGCAAGAAGCTCAGAACCAGCTGCAATAAATCTTGCATATACATTAGAGTTAACAATGTTTGCTACATGTTCTAATGAAATGAATTTAGAAAGCGGAGAATTATTCCACCATGTAGTTGCAGCATCTATTTGCTCTTGTGTAACTTCATTAGATAACTCAGCAGATCTATCTAATTTAAATTTACCATAGTCTCTCTTAAATCTTCTTGATACAGGAGAACCATCTGAAGGTTGTGTTGTATTAGATGGATTAATATATTCTTCTTGGTCAGCTTCAACTTGATCCTCTGGCAATGTATTAGGTGCGGGTGTAACTTCATCTAATTCTATAGCTTGTTCTGTTTCTGCTGCAGCAACTGTTTCAATTGGAATACCTCTTGAATCTTCAGTTTTAAAATCTCTTTCTCCAAGTGAACCCATATCAAGAGCACCACTCTTCTTTGAGTCTACACGAGCTTTAACTGTATCTTTAAATAAGAAACCACCATCTATAACATCTTCTACAGTCAAGTAATAAGTATCTCCTATATTTACTATTGATTTTGCACCATAAAATCTATGTTTGCCTTCTTGCCCTTCTATAACAACATCATAGTTATAAGTGCTTGGTCTTTTATCAGCATACTGTTTTTCAATTACATTAGTGACTTTAACTTTAATAGCTTTAGGTTCAGCATCTTTAATGACCTCAACCATGTTATCTTTAAACTTACGTACTGCTGATCTTGAATCTTCTTTAGCTCTTTCTTGTGCTTTATTTACTTGAGAAGATCTTGCATCAGGAATAGCAAATCTAATGTATGAGTTATATAACGGTAACCCTGCAGTTTTAGAAATTAAAATTTTAGGATTTAATCTTGTAAGAAAATCTTTATACGTACCAGACTTAACTAGTTTACCATCTACATAGTCATAGAAGTCACTAGTTAATCTATTATTCATATAGTTTAGTTTAGCACCAAACTTTTTTACATTACCATCTTTAACAGAAGCCTTACCTCCATTTAAAATTTCTTTAATCTTATCAATACTTTGTTGACTACCATCTAATGGAACAAAGTTTACTTTATTAACTAATTGCTTATTAGCATTGAGCTCAGCTAAAGTATAATCAGCATAAACAAAAAATGGTTTACCGGATTTAGATTTAACTAATTTATGTCTTCTTGTTGAAGTTACAAATGAAGTATCTTGTTTTTCTTTATCAGTTTTTAAGTTAACTACTTCATCATTAAAAAACTGATTGTAGAAAAGAATTTTATCGTTGTTACTAATAGTTTGAGACTGTAAGACTTGTGCTATTTTCTCAGAAACATCTTTAGGGATATCTGTTCTATCAACAGGAAATGTTTCACCATTTATAGTAATAATGGCAGTACCAGAACGTAAACCATAAGCAGGCTCATTAAGTATTAAAAAAGTATTGATTGCATCTGATTGCATTGCAGCAACATCAGATAAATTAATATCTTGCTTAACTCTTTCATTTAATACCCCTACACTAGCTCCTGTAACAAATAACAAAGGAGCCTTACTCTTCATTGCTTGTTGCTTAAGGTCATATAGTTGTTTAAACTGAGTTTGTTGTTGTTTATCAATAGTAGCAATAAGCTCTTTAAATGTAGTATTTTCATTAGCCTCATATTGAGATATAGATTTATATCCCATAAGTCTAATTGTATTAATAGCCTCATCTTTAGGACTAATAATCTGATCTTCTTTATTGTAAATGTCTCTTACTGTAAATCTATTGTTTTGGAAACGTACATCCCGCATCATTTGATACACAGGTTTACCAAAGTTTTGTTTGGTAGTAACATCTCCATTTTGATTAAAGTATATTGTATTACCTGTTTCATCAGTAAGCACAAGAGCAAATAACTGATTTAATGGAGTAACATCATTCTTTTTTGTTTCCTCATCTGAGATACCAATCATTCTACCAACAAGAGCATCTGTCTCTGGAGTTCTTTCATCTCTTGGTACTGAGGCAAGATTAACAACTTTTAATCTTAAAAATTTACCTTGGTAATTTATAGTAGAACCAATTGCTAAATCTTTTGCAATATTTTGAATCTTTGATATAGTAAGTTTAATATATGTCTTACTTGGATCTGGAGTTTCAATTACATCTTCAGCTTTATCATTAGGGTTCTTTGTAAGAAACTGTTGTAATGTACCGGACAAAGCTGTGCTTGCTTTTAATCTATCATCTGAAGCTTCTGTAATTGGTTCTGGAATCTCATCCTCATAATCTTCTTGTGATGGAGTGTTAGCTTCATAGTCTGATAAAGCATCCATAGCTTCAGGAGTAAGCTCAGTATTGAACCTAGCATTAACTGCTTGCCATCCTGTATCTGGATTTCTATAAGCTTTAGCCATAGCACCTAAGTTCACACTTGGGTCAATCTCAACAACATCTATAAGCTTAGCTGCAATAATATTAGCTAAGTACGGAAACTGTTGCATGTATTGTAATGCATTATCAACACCTTGCTTCTCTGCAATATTCTGGTATAGATAATCCATATACCCATTAATGTCAAAAACTTCCCCTTGAGGAAGCGTTGACATTTTTTTGTAGATTGCTTTTGCTAATGCATCAATATGTTTAGGACCAAGTGCGCAAGTAATTGCCATTATTCACAAATTTCTAGGTTAAATAAATCATTTTCTAAACCTTCAAGTTTAGAATTCTTAACAGTTTCTTCTAAGTTGTCTATGTCTGTTTTAGCATATGCGGATGCTGCATTAGTTCCTTTAGATAAGAACTCTTTAACTTCAGGAGTGACCTCAACAACTGTTTCTGTGTCTTTCATAGTAGGTAGTTTTTGTTTTTCTACAGTGCTATTTTCTAGTTGATCAAAGGTAAGAAAAATAGTCTCCGTTCCATTAACTTTTTGAAGTTTTACACCACTTTTTTCAATAGCAGTTATAGTAACTGGAGTGGCTTGAGTTGCCCATGCAGCTTGAGATGCAAGAGATTTAGTAATGACTCTTGACCCATATTCTTCTGATGGAATACCTTCTTTAACAATGCGCTCAAGAATAGACTTAGGAAGAGCATCAATAGTCTTATTTTTATAACCCATTTGGTTAAGCATTGACCTTAACTCAGGATTAATTTCTGTTACTACTTGGATACCTTCTTGAGTAGATTCTTCTAAAGCAGCTAGTTCTGCATCATATTTAGCATTAATTTTATCAGCATTTGGAATTAACGGAACAGTTATTATATCAGAAATATTATCACCATCTATAATCCACTCTTGAGCATCTTTTTCAGCGTTACCTGTCAGCTCCTCAGCATTAATAGCCTTTGTATTATTAACTATGTATAAAGTAGGATTGTTTTTTCCATACGTTAATGCATAGTTAATAGCTGTCATAGGAGTAGCAGAAAAGCTAAAACTTCCTTCAGGAATTCTAACTCCCATAGACTGAGCAACTCTACGCATATCTACGTTAGAGTACTCTCCAGTTTGAAAAAACTCTCTTTTGAACTTGTCAAACTTAGGACCTCCATGAAACAATACATTATTTATAGCCCATCCTTTACTTTTTACAGCATTCTCAATCTGACTTTCTAAAGCTCCTTTATTATTGTCAAAGGTTTTGTTTAACTCTTCTTGTCTTCTTCTTTCTATATCAGCTTTTTTAGCTTCTATATCAGATGGTGGTCCAACAATATCATCTAAGTCTGCAGTCTCTGCTGCATCAACAAAGCTATATGTAGCTACAGGAGCTGTTTTATCTGTTACATCTGTTACACCAGAAAAATCTTCTGATGTTGCAGCTGTTGCTTCAGCTTTAGGAGATCCTGGTGTTGCACCCTCAAGAGTATTCTTAGCTACTATATCTTCAGCTACATCATCTAATAACTCATATAGATATCTAATTTGATCATAGTATTTATCAGCTGCCGCTTCAAGTTGACTTAATCTTGTGCGTTCTTGATCCTGTACTTTCTCTAAGAATTCTACATCATCAATAGTTTCTAGAACTGCTTGTTCAAGACTATCATACTGAGCTTTTAATCCAGCATATGAATCAGCTTTTGCAATAGAATTAGCATTGGTAGATTTAATTAAAGCACCAAGTTCATCTTTAGATAAAATTTTGAATCCGGTTTTCTTTTGGAAATCTGTCATTGTCTTATATCTTGAGTTCCAAACATTTAGATACTCTTTCAAATAAGCCACAGATTTAGAAATAGCATTCTTCAGAATAGAGATTAACTTTTCTACTGTAGTAAGTTTCTTTTCTAACTTAGAAATCTTTTGGCGGATATCAGCCCTAGTAAGAATACTAAGATTAGGATCAGCTATCATATTATTATAATAGTTGATCTGGTTAGTAAGATCTTTCTTATTTGCTTCTACTACTTTAAGGTCTGCCTTAAGTTCGGCAATTTTAGCTAGTGTATTTTTTGCAAATTCAAATTCTCTTTCTACTTGAGCTTTAATATCTCTTTTTAGAATTCTAGTCTTAGGTCGGTTCTTGTATTTAAAATCTACAATAGCCTTAATCATTTCAGTAACTTGCTGAGCATCACCCATTGCAGCTTCAAGTTGTACACCTGTAAGCTCTACACTATTGTCAAGTAATTCTTGTAAATGTTTCAGTGTATCTTTAATAGCACTTTCATCTGAAGCAAGTCTATTTTTCTTTTCAGTAAGTAATGCAACCCTTTTAGCAAGAGCTTTCTTAGCTCTTTCTCTTCTTGCTTTAATATCTTTATTGATACCTTCTACACTTTGTGCAGGTTCAGCTTGCGGTTCTTCTACTGGAGTTTCTTCAGAAGATGTTTCTTCTTTAGCAATTGCTTCAGCTTCAGCATTTTTTGTAATATATCTTTGAACTAAATCAAGAGTAAACTTCACTCTTAATGCAGTTTCTTTCTCTTCATTTGTTTTTTCAGAATTTGGTTTCTTGTTAAGTCTATCATATTGAGACTTTAATTTTTTAGCTAAGTCTTTAACTTCAGAAAGATCCATTGTTTCAAGATCATATGTTTGTCCTTCAAATTCAATTTCAGGAGCACCATTAGCTTCAGCAAGTCTTTGAGCAGCTTCATCAAGTTTCTCTATATTATATTCTTCAATGATATTTGCAGCAACCTTATTAGTTTTTATAAAGTCATCAAGCATGTTTAATATCTCAACATCCTCCATTTCAGAAACTTGCTCAATTAATTTTTCATCAGTTTCTATGTAACTATTGAATGCATTACTTAAACGTTCTTGTAACTCTGGATCCATAGATTCATATGGAGAATTAACAGTAAAGCGTACATATTCATTTTGTTGTAACTGTACATCATCCTCAAGCTTTTGGATATTAAGTCTAATAACATCTTGCTTTCTTTCAGAGTATTGATTCTCTAATTTTTTAACTTCAACTGGATCTGGTTTAAGCTCTACTCTATAGATATCCCCGGAAGTAAATCCTCCATTAAATTCATCTATAGTAATTTCCTCACCATTCTTGTCTCCAAGTTTTAATACATTACCATCTTTGTAAACAGTAATCTCAGATACATCTTTACCCTGTACAAGTTTAGCATCAATATAATCTCCGTCAGCTAACTGCTCAGAGAGTTCTTCTATTGTAGCTAGGTTATTCTTTAACTGTAGTTTACCTTTCTTAGTTACTCTTTCTGATTTTGGTAAAGCTTCAATTTCTCTAGAGAGTTCAACATCAAGATTAATTAACTCAGCATTAAGCATGTCATCCAAAGTTCTTGCATAAGTTCTTGGATCTTGCATCTTAAGTCTAAGAGCCTTGTCAAATAGATCTATGTACTCATCATAATCTGGGTGACCTTCTCTAATTACTGCTTTTCTTGTTGCGTCAAAAAACTCATTAGGAAAAGTACCATTTCTTTGGAACTCATATGCATCATCTGCACTAATAAATATATTCTTATCAGCAAGTTTATTTAATAGAGTGTTAAGTTCACGAAGATCTATTTCTTGATTAATTAAATTCTCATAGTAATCTTTTCTATTATCATAAAGTTTCTGCATCCATGTGTAGTTTCTTTCCACATGTTCAGTAAAACTTTTTGGATTATGGAGCATATTAACATAAGAAGATAAAGTATTAGCTTCTCTTCCTAGTCTATAGTTATCCATTAGTAATTCAAAAGCTTCTTCTGCTTTGCTATCAAAATAATCTTCATCATTAAGATTAGCAATAGATCTTAAGTATTCTTTGTAGGCTACTTCAAGATCCGCTTCTGCTCTAGTTGTATTTTCTTCAGACTTAGATTTAACTCTCAGTTGTCTGTCAATTTCTGCTCTTGCTTCTGCTTCAAGTTCTTTTGGATCAATAGCATTACCTTCATCATCTACTTGATTATCAAATAGACCTTGGCTACGCATCTTCTCAATCTGAGCTTCTTTGTCTATTACATTGTATTTAAAGTAATAGTCATAAGCCTTCTTAAGTTCTTTAACAGCTTCAATCTTTCTTTCTCTCTTAGATATTTCATCTGGAGAAAGTGTATCTCTTTGTGAATCTAACTCACTTTGTAAAAGTTCAGCTTCATTCTTAAGTCTAGATGGATTAAATAAAACTTGAACTTCAGAGTCTGTCATTTTGGATAATGGCTTTTGACTTCTGATAGTTCTTTCAATACTATCCATTCTCTTACGAGCGTTGTCATAGCTTTCATTCATGAATATAGCATTTGCTTTTGCTACATCCCATGCTGATGAAAAGATTGCTGCTTTTTTATAAGCATCTGTACCTTTTTCATATCCACTTAAATCCACAGGATTAGGATATCTAGATTCCATTTGCTCATATCTTTCAGATATCTTATCAACTCTTGTAAGAACTTCATCTACTCTTTGTTGATATTCAACACCCTTACCTTTTTCTAAACCAAACTCTGTTTCAATTTCTTCTGGAGTCATTTCCTTAACTGCAGCAATGTTATCTCTAAAGAAACCAATACTATTAGTTTGTAAAGCTGAAGTTACAGCACTAACTAATGCATGATCTTCAGCATCAAGAGTTTGTTTTTTATTACCAGAGTTTCTAATATCTGCTATTTTATTTTGTGTAGCATAATTAAAAATCTTTGAGTCAAAGAATTGTTTAGGATCTGAGTATAAAGCATTTAATTGAGCAGCTACTTGTTTACCGTAGTTAGCTTTCTTTTCTTTATAATCTTCAAATGCTTCAGCATCAAATATTTTATTATAACCTAAACTTAACCACTCAACACTTTTGTTTAAAGGTTTAGCAAACATACCCATTACAAAACCAGATGCAAATGTTTCAAATCCTTTTTCAGTAAATGGATTTTCTTCTGCCCACTTATCTGCAAAATAAGAGTACTTATCTCTCATTGCATTGGTAGTTGAGCCTTGGGCATATAAATAAGATCTTACTGCCGGATTATTAAAGGCATCAGTATAGTATCCTTCCATTGCACCTGCAATAGTCTCTTGTAAGTTCTCCTGAATACCCTCAGTAACATTTGATTTAAAATATCCTACAGATCCTTTAATTCCCTTTATTGCAAAATCTTTAGTAGCCGTTTTAAAACCTACATCTTTCAATGTTTCCATATAAGTTTTAAAACTACCATCAAGATATTTAAACTCACCTTTGGTTAATTTACCAGCAGCATCTTTTGCTTTTTGGAAAACAACCTTACCAGCATTTTTAAATTCTAAAATATCTTCTGTAGCATTTCTTAAAAACTTACCTGCTCCACCCTTAGGGTTTATAATATTAGGAAAAGTAATTTTATTACTACCATATATGAGGGCTGTGTTCCAAGCAATTGTTTCTGCAGAAGCAGCTTTAGCTTGTTGTTCAAATGCCTTTTGGATTTCATTAGATGGAGCTTTGCCATTCTTCTCATAGTATTTGTCATATAGACTATCATACACAGAGTTCTGAACCATACCGCCTTCAAGTCTTGCTTCAGCAAGAGCAAGGTTAATACCTTTAACATCTCTATAGAATCCACCAGCTGTTTTAGATAATGCAGCAAGACCTGATAAGTTATCAAACTTACCAATCTTATACACATCTGCTACTGCTTCAAATGTATTTGTAAGAGGATTAAAGAACTGACCTACTTTACTATTTGCGGCCTTATAAAAATTTCTTGCATTTTGTGAGTTACCTAAAGCTTGAAGACTACTTCTAAATAAATCACCGCCTTTGTCAAGCATGGTAAATTTAGAAAAACCTTTTCCAATTCTTTGTAAGTTAGCTGCTGTTCTTGCTGCCAATACTCCACCTGTAGTACCACCGGTTACTCCAGTAATTAATGCTTCTGCTGCAAACTCTGCTACAGCTTCTGTCATAATACCTGCTGTATAACCAAAGTTCATCAAAGCATTATTCATAAATCCACCTACACCACCTTTGGTAGATTGACCTATACCAGCTGCTTCTTCATATAATCTAGCATCTTCTGTGTCTCCGCTAAGATCACCTTGAAGAAGTTTAAAAAGACTCTTAGGTGCTGACTTAAATCCTTGCCATGCTAATGGAAAGAATGAGTACTGCATCATTCTAGTAAAGTCATTCCAACCTGTAGTTCTTTCATTAAAGACAGCTTCATTGTCTCTTAATGGAGTAAAACCAATCTCATCAAATTTCTTTTGACCATATGCAGCATATCTCTTATAATAAGAGTTACCACTAGAACCTGCATTGTAAGAATACATCTTAGCGTACTGGTTCTGATCTTGATTACTTTGAAGAATAGATTTACCATAATCATGTAAACTACTTTGAATATCTTCAAACCTTGGTGTCTTACCTTTAGGTCTAACTATATTTTTTTCAATGCTTAAGTTAGGTCTATCTATAGAATCAAAAGAGGGAATAGGAGAATTATAATTCCCAGCCGTAGGAAAATTAATTTCAGGCATAGATATTCTATCTCCCTCAAAAGGTTTATAGCTTTGTATATCTATGTTAGGTCTGTTTATTCCACCAAACTGTGGTCCTAAAGAATCTAATGCGCTAAAGTTATCAGTATTATTTTCACTGGCCATTATAATAATATTGATTTGTTAGTTTTACTTGATCAAAATAGTCAAATGCCAGCTCATTTCTATTTGAAGTAAGATTGTTACCAAATTGAGTTTGAGTCTCTGTCATTGTAGTTAACACATATTTATTAGTTTCAGGATTCCAAACTGGATACTGTGTAGTTACTGTATAGTCTCCTGTACCAAATTCATTCTTTGTAATATCAATTCTAAATCTACTATCTAGTGGGTCTGAGTAAGTATATTTACCTTTTGAATCTACATATGCAGAGAGTGGATCTTTAAAGGAAGCATTGTACATACTATTATTCATAGACTTAGCATCCGTCATAATGTTAATACCATTCTTTAAGATTGCCTGTGCTTCTTGTTGAGTAAGCAAATTATTCTTTTGATCTTTATCTGTAGATACATATTGCTTAAGCCATTCATTTGTTGGCTTAATTATTATAGCAGCTCTTTTTGTACTACCTGTTGCAACTGGTGCAACACCTAATGTAAATGTTCCAACTTTTGATTTAGGTGAGTTCATGTCTGCTTGTAACTGAGACAACAATGCAGCTGTCTTAGCATTTTTAGCTCCACCGACTTGTTCCCAGTTTGATTTAGAATAACCTTGGAAAGAAGATCTTACTTTAGTTGTATCACCAAAGTCTAAGTTTCTTAAATCATTATAAACTTCACCATAGTATTTTCTACCATATGAACTTCTTGGATTAATTTGAAGAGCTGTTGCACCTTCAGAAAATACACCAGTACCTTTTGTATAAAATTCTGATAAACCTACAACAGGTTTTCTTACAACTTTTTCAGATCTCCAAGCTTCATCAGCTGCAGTTAACATATCTTTATAGTCAACATTTGCGCTTCTACCTGTTTTATTAAAAACAGCAGCTTTAAATTCTTTCTCACTTCTAAGTGTACCTGATTGGTCATATAAGAATGCAGCATCTCCGTATCCACCTTTCATAAGTTGTCTTTCAACAGCTTTAGTAGATTCTTGTCTCCAAGCTTTATCTTCTTTTACATAGTTGATATAATCCTGAAACTCAACATTAGAAGCTACAATTTGCTTAGCTCTATCACCTCTTTTAAGTTCAGATAACTGTGAATTAGATCTAATCCAGTTGTCATATCTATCCTTAATGTTTTCAAGATCTTTTGTTCCAACTTCTCTGGTTAAGAAAGCTACAGGATTGTTTTGTAGTTTCTTGTTGAATTCAGTAAGACTAATGTTTGGATTCTTGTCATAGTGTAAGATCTCATTTAATTTTTGTTTTGAGATTTTACCGTTGTTATACAATTCAAACAATGTGCTAACTGTAGTCTTAGCCCAAGGCATTGCAGCATCAGTAGTTTTCATCTTAACCATATCACGGCTAAGACCAATAACATTCTGTTTATCTGTTGCGGATCCTTTAGCATTCTTAATTACAAAGAAGTTCTTTTGATCTTCATAAGCAGTAGCTTGATTATTTTCATCATAGTAGTGAGTACCTGCCGCAACTCTTGCTTTGTCAGCTTCTCTTTTAGCTGCCATGTTTTCTTTAAGCATTGCAACTTCTTTAGCTCCTTGAATACGCATCTTAGTAAGTGCGGCATTCTGTTGGAACTTCTCCTCATTTACCTTATAGATATTTGCATCAAGATCTACTTTAGAGTTTCTATAAGCAAGAACATGAGCTGCTTCACCTAATGATTTTTGCATTAATGAAGAAGCAACACCACTATCTACTTTATATCTTAGCGACTCAATATCACCATAAGGATTTTTAAACCCATTAGAGCCAGCAGCATTATCTACTTGACCACCATTAAGTAAATCATTTTCTTTCTTAGCTCTATCAAGAACTTGACCATTAATGTCTTTGTTCATTTTAAGAGCTTCAAGTTGCATCTTAGCATCTGGACCTGCGGTACCATTATCTATTTGCTTTTGAATATCTGCTATTCTTGTATCATACGTACCTTGATTCTCTTGGAGTTGCATGTACCGTAGATTGTTTTGTGCTTTGAGAACAGTAAACTGATTCTCTAAATACTTCATCTCTGCAGCATTCTCATCTCCATTAAACTGAGCAGCATTAGTTTTAGCATATGTCTTTCTGTCTACATATGCCTGTGTCTTATACATCTCCTGTACAGCAGGGTCATTACCTAATCTGGATTCAAATAACTTAGTCAATGGTTCTTCAAGTTGCTGACCATTTTTAGATTTGATAATCCATCTACCATCTTTACTAAAGTTTGCAGACTCAATATCTCCAAAGTCTTTAGCAATATCCATAGCCTTTTCTTGAACATCTACAAATGGAGTATATGCTACATTACCAAATGAAGAAGCCTTAGCATCATCTACATTCTTAAATTCTTCTTTAAGATATTGCATAGCTGCTACACCAGTACTCCAGTATTGCTTATTTCTTTCTGGATCTGAAGAACCTTTAAGAGCTTCTGCTCTACTCATTTCAGAGTTAAAGTTCTTTGTCCAAACCATATCTTTTATGAGATTCTTATCTTCATAAAATGGTTTGAAAACCTGTAGTGCTTGATTTGCATTTTGCTCTAGAGATAAATCCATCTGAGAAACTCTCTGTAGATTAAACTCTGCATTTTTAATATATTGGTCCCTATTAGTTACGTTACTCTGTCTTGTAAGATCAGCGTAATAATATTTGCCGTACATGTCATTTAAAGCTTTCCAGTTATTGTCATACTGGGTTTGCTTTGTTTGCATTATATTACCATAGAAGTTTAAGTCAGGCTGAAAAGGCTGAAACTGTGGTATATAATCCGTGACACCCTGTAGGTAAGTTGCCATAAGTTCTTTCTTCTATATTATAAATATATCAAAATTTTTTAAGTTTAGTAAACTTAAAAAGTTTATTGTTAGAGAGTTACAGCTGGAAACACTGTATAAATAAATCCTCCGTCTTCAAACATTGTTGGTCCACCGAACTTTTTAGTAGCAAATCTTGCTTTAACTGCAGCTGAAATTGCATCTTTTGAAAGTCCAGCTTTTTCTAAATCTCTGATATATTCAATATCATCTTGAGAGGCTTTATTTGGAGTTACTGTTTTTGGTGTTGGAGTATATTGTACTCTACCTCCAGATAGTGGATCCACTTGATAATTAGGATACATTTGGTTTAATGCATCTGTCTTCCATTTATTTGTAAGTGCTGTATTGTATGCTTGACGCATATTAGCAGCAGCTTGTCTTTTAGCATTATCAAACTGTTGTTGTCCAATAATATTTTTATCATACAATCTAGCAGCAATTTGTTGATTCATTGCTGCCTCTTGATTTCTTACACCAACCTGATTTGCTTCAAACTGATTTGCAATACCCACATTTTCATTATCAAATTGACTACTAACATTAGAAGCATCCTGTGCACGTTGACCTTGAATTGCCATTAGTCTAGCAGTATTTTGTGGTCCAGCAAATTGAGCAGTAGCTTGTGAAGCAATATTAGCAGCAGCAGCACCTTGAGCTTGTCTTTGTGTTTGATCTTTAAATGTTGGTCTTGGTTCTTCTAAGTCTGCCCTTGGTTCCCAAGCATTTCTTTTTCTTAATCCCATTCTATCACCAAAAGCTCCAGCAGCATTAATTATATCTTGTTGCCAGAATTCAGCATTTCTTTGAGGAGCTGCTTGAAAAGAAGAACCTTCTGTAGTTTCTTCAGACTCACAGATACATTCTTCTTCTTTTTCTATTTCAAAGATTTTAACTTCTCCAGTTGTAGGATCAGTACATTTACACTTTTTCTTACCTGGGATAGTTGAAGGTGTTTCTTCTAAATCAAAAACTTGTAAAGTTTCTTTTTTTGCAGATGCTTCTGCACTTACACATCCTGCAAATTCACCTGCTCTTGCTGCAGAAATCCATCCTTTTGCAATTGCATATGCAATTGGTTTTTTTGAAGCTTTAATTTTTGCACAAATATCTCTTTCGTATTTTTCTTTATCTGTTGCAAGATTAGTAACTTTTGATTTTTTAATGTTACTAAAATCTTCTTCTTGTTCTTCAACAGTACCTATTGCATAAACTTTTTTACCGTCTTTTGTTGTAATTTCTGTTGTACCATCTGGTAATGTTTTTACTCTTTCAGGTTTTACTTTACCAGAAGCAATATCTTTTTCTAACTCTTCTTTTGTTTTGGGTCTAGCTTTACTTCCACCTTTTTGATAATAACCACCAAAAGCATATTCAGGATAGAAACCACCCATCTCCATACCATATGCTGCCATTGGAGCTTGTTGCATCATCTCTGGTGAAGGAGGAGCCATCTCTTGAGGTGCACTCATCATTGAAGGATCTTGCATCATTCCAGCACCTTCTTGTGGCATTGCAATAGGTTGTCCATCAGGCATAGTTTGTGGAGCCATTTGCTCTTGAGGCATTTGTTGTTGAGCCTGCATCATTTGTGCTTCTTGCTCTTTTTGTGCTGCAAGTTCTGGAATAAGATCTTCTTCAGCAATCTTATTTGCTTCCATGTAAGGTTGAGCAATAAGTGGAATACCTTGTGGAAAACCTTTCTTAGATTCTTGAGCAAGAGCTAATGCACCTAATTTCATTACATAGTTCTTAATCATTATCTCAGCAGTATTCCTAGAAATCTTATCTGAGTTAGGATCTTGAAGTATCTTTCTGTATTTATTGATATCATATTGTTTAGAAAGCTCTGCCGGTGTATAACCACCTTTCTTAGCAGACTTATTAAACATTTTTAAAATCTTAGGATCAGAAATCCCCATAGACTTTGTATCACTAAAGATAAAGCTATCATCCGGCAAAGCTAATGGTACACCACCTTGAGAGTGACGAGGACCTACAATAGTTTTAAATGATGGCATTGTGCTACCATCAAGATCCCCTACTACAGTTTCTCCACCTTCTGCTTCTAAGTTTGCTACCTCTCTAGGTACAGCAGTTAATGTTCTAGAAACTTCAGTTCTAGGAGCACCAATATATGCGTTATAGTCTGCACCACCAAAGGCAGGTACATCATTTGCTAAAGAGCCTTGTACTTGATATCCAGTTCTTGCTTTAGGAACTGCTTTAATTCTAACTTTTCTTAACATGTTACAAAGTTATAGATATTCTACTTGACCACCATTGGCCATATATTGTCTGATCTCATCATCTGTCATATAGACTTCATCTCCCTCAACATAATCTGGATCTTCTCCAAAAGAAATGTCACCACCATATTGTTTAGATCTACTACCCCATACTTGACCTTGCGCACTTGGTTGGTATAGTCCAGCTTCTGAATAGTCTCCTACATCTTTACTTGGATCAGAAGCATAAATATTATCTGAAGTAAAATTATCATAGAAATCTTGAGCAATTCTGGCATCATCCATTTTGTTCTTCATTCCAGTAATACCTCTAATGCCTGCATTAGCAAGATTCATTCCTGCTTGTAACTGATCATTAGATAATCTATTTCTTACATCTACAGTAACATCACCTGAGTATGCTCTTTGAGCTTGATCACTATTAATTTGATTAGGATCTTGTGTATATTGTTGAGGTTGATTTAAATTAAATCCTCTATTATTATTTAAGTCAGCCCAATTAACTTGACCTTGTGCACCTTGAATACCAGGATTTAATGTAATCATATCTACATTTGACTGGCCAACAAGAGCTGGGTTATCTGTATATACCACAGGATTAGCTCCAATAAAACCACCATCATCATAACGACCAGCCCAATTAAAAAATTGTTCTCTTGTAAGAGGAGCTTCTTTAGCCATTCCTGGTTCTGTAGGATAACCACTATTATAGAAATCTAAATAATTTTCATAACTAGTGCCTGATGGTTCAGTAGATTGCCTTTCTCTATAAATATTAGGACGTGTTTGTGGCATAGATCCATAATCCGGTAAACCAGAAGGATTTTGAGACAGAGTACTAAAGTCTTCTAACTGATTAGCAGTTAATTGTGGTGAATAACGACCAGGACTCATATAAGTATTAAACAATTCTAGATTTCTCTGTCTTTCAACTTCCATTGGATTTTGAGAAACAAAATTGCGTTGTGGCATATCAACTCTACTTGGTAACTTTCCAAGAGGCATTGGCTGTAAAGGATTAGCTTCAATTCTACCTACCTTTCTTGTAGGTATTGTTTCCATTGGATTATCTCTATAATATTGTTGAGCTGCTTCTTCTGCATTTCCAAATTTTCTTTCTCCTCTTGCTGTTTGTCTAGCCGTTTGTCTTTCACCTTTTCTAATAGCTCTTGCTGATTTAAAGTCTAAACCTTCTGTATTAGTTCTAGTATCAGTATTGGTAGTAGAGGCTTGTGGTGGAGTTTCTTTTTTAGTATCCGCATCTTTACCATCAGCTGGTTTGTTTAAACTAAACTGTGCAGCTGTAGGATTTTTTCCTTCACTAGAAAGACCATAGGTAACACTGTATTGTTTTGGTCTACCAAACATTCCTGTTTTATTAACAGTAATATCTTTTATATAAGTACCATCTGGTCTTACATATCCTTGCATTTGTTGACCTCTATCATCTCTAATTCCTGTAATTTGATTTACTCCACCATATTGGAAATAAGGATCAGTAACATCTTTAGAATTAGTATAGTCCATATCTGCTTGATTAATATATGATAGAGAAGGATCTTCATTGCCCCCATATATAAATCTTTGTAGATACTCCATATTTTGAAGTTGATCAAAGTCCACTACCCCACCTTCTTCTTGACCAAATAATGTTTTATAAAGAGAAGGATTAGATTTTTTTAATTTAGCAGCTTCACCAGGACGGCTATAGTTAAGTCTTAAGGCTATAATCTGAGTATTAGATAAACCACTTGTGTCACCTTTTTTAACTTTATCAGCTTCTTGTTTAATAGCAACATTTTGTTTTGCTCTCTTTACATCTTCTTCAGTAACTTTACCGATTGGATTAGCATTCACATCAACAAGCATTCCTTGTGGCTGTAACCAGTTAGCTCTTTGATTTTCAAAATACTGTTGATTAACAGCAATTGCTTCATCTCTAGACTTAGGTGCAACAAAGCTTTGAACACCTTGTTGTACATTAGATAATCCTGGAGTAGCATTTACTGTTCTAAAGTCTAATGGTTTAACATTAGGTCCGGCTTCATACCTTTTAGTTGCAGGATTAAAGCCATACCATTTATCTCCTTCTGGTCTTCCCCATTTGTCTCTTTTTACATTAGATGTAACTACTGGCTTAGTAATTACTTTAGGTGCAACTGGTTGTTGAGTTTGATTAGTTGTTGTAGTAGCACTACCACCACCTCCTCCTGTATTTGTAGTTGTAGTACCTTCAGCTTGATTTGTAGATTCTGCAGACTTTTGTGTAGCCTCAGACTCTGGAGTATTTTTAGCTACTTCTTTAGATGCTTCTTGATTTACTGTTTTTGCAGCTTCATTAATTATAGTTCCTTTTGTAGTAACTTTTTTTGTTGTACCAGGTACTCCAGAATACCCTGCACCATATCCATAAAATGCACCAGGATATGCACCATTAGCTCCACCAGGTAATGTTGGAGGTCCAAAAGTTACAGTATATTCTTTTGGTCTACCAAACAATCTACCAGATCTTCTTACATCAATTGATTCAATAGGCATCATAGGATTCATAAAACCTCTACGTTGCATAAAGCCCATGTTTGGTGCTTGCTGATTTCTATCTCTAAGTCTTTGTAAAAAACCACCGCGCTGTGCCATAGCAATTTGATTCATATCTTCATTAAAGATATTACCAGTAGCATTAGAAAATGCTTCAAGATGGTGCATGGGATTTTCAACATCTTGTTCCATTCCACCCATCTGCATCATTTGATCAAACTGTTGTTCAGCTTGTTCTCTTAATAAAGATTCTGTAGCATTATTTTTGAGTATACCAACAAAACCTTTAAGCTTTGCTGTTCTATAATTTTGACCTGTAGCGTCTGCTTCTGATTCTTCAGATACAGCATCTCCACCCATCTGCTTTCTATTTGCTTTTAGAATAGCATTAACATAAGTTTTCTTTTCTTTCTTATAACCACCGTACTTAGCCATTTGTGGTTCTTCCGGCATTTCTGTATATGAACTATCAACTTCTTGTTGTGTAGGATTCATATACATCTGATCACTAAAAGCAATTTGTGCAGCTGGGTTTTGTGGATCCCAAAAGTTATACATATCAGAAGGAAGATAAGCAGAAACATCTGGAAGAGTAACTGGATACTCATCACCAAAATCTTCACTTACATCACCACCCATTTGAAACATGCCTTCAACATCACCTTCCATAACAGCTTCATCTGAATCATCATTTAAAGCATCTTGATAAGCAATATCATTATTAGAAGGACCTTCTTCCTCTTCTTGTTTTTCAACAGTTTCTAGATTGCCTGAAGGATCTGGAGGAGTAGCTTCTTCTTCAACAGATTCTTCTTCTACTTCTTCTTCTCTATTATTAATTTGTGCTCTTACACCTTCAAAGAATTGGTCTGCTGTTTGAAAATCTAAACCTACAATATTTGTAAGTTTAGCCATAGTTTCTTCCTTTGGTCTACCATTAGTAATATCCATAGCAATCATATTGATTACTTGATCCTGGTCCATTTGCTGACCTTCTTGACCTTGTTGATCCCCTGGATAACTCATTTGTTCCATAGTAGGTTGACCACCCATCTGAGCTTTTTGCATAAATTTAGCAAGGTTGCTCATATAGGCACCTTGGCCATTTTCTGCTTTATATACTTTGACTCTTTTTTTCATTACGTTGGGTATATACTAAATATAATAAATTTTATTTTAAGCTATAAACTTTATAGGTTTAATCCAGATCCTCAATAATATAACCACCTCTTCTAAACTGTTCAATTTCTGAATCTGTTAGTTCCATGTATATACCACCACCTTGACTATATTTTTTTGATGCGCTAGGTACTGCAGATTTATTTAATATTGCAGATCTACTACCATCTTTATCTTCTATCTTAACAAATTGATTTCCTGTTTGTGAACCAAGATTAATATACCAGTTTCCTTTGTCATCTTTTTTATACATTGCACCAGGTCTACCAGCATAAGTATAAATAGTTTTGCTAGGACCTTGTGCTATATATGAAGCAGCATCAAAAGACTTAGGACCTCTTTGGTTATAAATTGGATTTATAGCTGTAGACTCCGCAACTGTAGGAAGTTTTCTAGCAGTGTCAGCTTTTACAGTTTGATATTTTTGTTCTTCTGCAAAAACCTTCTTTCTATTTTCTTCAACTTTCTTAGCTCTTATAGCTGCTTGTTGTTGTTGAAGTTTTGCTAATTCTGGATCAATAGATTTACCTTCTGTAACACCAATTAAATTTGCTGCTGAATTTAAAGCATTATCACTATAGTCTATATCTAAGTCATTTAAAAACTTCTGATACTTTTCTCTTGACTCCCATCCTGAACCTGATTGCCATGATTTTGCAAGAATATAAGATGCAGGTATCTTACCTTTATATAAATTAGTCTTAGAATCAAAGTCTGGATTTTCTTTTAGTTTTTTATAGTTATCAAGAAGTATTAATGTGCCTGCTAATGTTTGTGCATCAATATTGTTACTGGTAATATCATCTACTTCAACACCTAACTTTTGTAATTTTTTACCTAATGGATTTAATGCACCATCTTTATTTTTAAAGTTGTAGTTAGGTTTCATTTGATAATAACCTACACTAGCTTCATCTCCTTCAAAGTTACCATATCCTAAATAATTTTTTACTACAGTTGCTGCAGCTTCTTTTGGTAATCTTGACCATGACTCTCCGGACTCAGATTCATTTTGCATAATCCCTCCAATAAGAATCTGTCCAACATAGTTAGCATCATCTTGAGAGTATCCTAAATTCTTAAACTGTCCTACTGCATTATTAAATGTTTTAGTTGCTTGGGTTTGTACTTCAGTAGCTCCTTGCTTAGGTACTAACTTTTTGTTAGGATCAACAGGAGTATAGTATGGAGAATTCTGAAGACCAGAAAAGTCTACATCTTTAAGATTAGGTGATCTTACAATAGAAGATACTTTATATGTAAAGATGTTTTTATCATGATCATCTAAAGTAATTGGCTCATCTATTCTTTTAATAAAAGCTTTACCAGTTTCAGAACCATGCCATATCAATGGGGTACCGTCTTTATCTTTACCTACAACAAAACCTAAATGTTCTATCTGTTCATTTTGTAATCCATCTTTGGTTTGTGCAGCAAACTTACCACTAGATGCAGTATCAGTTCTATTAAGTTGTACGTAATCCCCTACTTGTAATTTAGAGTAAACTTCTTTTGGAACTTTACCCATTTCTTTATAGTTTTTAGAACTACTATCATAAACAAGGTCTCCTCCTTTATTGAGTATATCTGATTTATTAAACCATGCGTCATTAGCCCATAATGATCCATCTGCAAGATTACCCAAAAGGTTTTCCATTTTTATACTAACATTGGCTGAACAACCCTTATCTTTAGTGCAAATTTCTTGTCCATACCCTTGCATTACAGGAAGATAGCCTTCTGGAAGATTTCTATTTACAGTATAATTTAAAGTAGGTTTTGTAGTTGTCTTAGGTACTTTAACTGCTTCTGGTGGAACATTGGCTTTAAAAGCATCATATGCAAGTTTAGTTCTATTACCCATTACACCATCTATACCATCTTTATTAGGACCGTAGTTACCTAAATCATATCCTGCCTCTTTAAGCTTAGTTTGTATTTCTAAAACTTTTGGATCTCCAGATGCGGGTTGAGTAGTAGGTTGTATAGGTTGTGTTGTTACTGGAGCAACTGGTACTGAAGCAGAAGCCTCTTGAAATATATTTTGCTTAATGGCTTGTAAAGGCTTACCTTGTGCTTCAATCCAATCTTGTGCACCAGCTCTTCTCGTTAAATACTTGTCACCTTCTTTCATATAATCCCAACCTTGTTGAGATATAATATCACCACCTTCTTGAAGTTTTTTAGTCTTATTGTTTTGATAATCTGATAATCTTTCTCCGGGAGTAATATATGCTCCTGCACCCGGTCCCCCAATTCCTGGTCCTGGATCACCATATTTTTCCCAATCTAAACCTTCTTGTTCATATTGTTTTGTATCAGGATTAAATCCATACCAAATAGTATTTGGAGACCTACCCCATTTATCTTTATTATTTTGTAATGATGTAGAGGTATTGTTTTTTGGTAAAGCTTTAGGTGTTGGATTAAAATTTCCCTTAAGTATAGTGTCTTGTGTCCAAGCATTTCTTTCTTTCAATGGACCAGTGTTTCCAAACCTTTCATATTCTTTGAGCATAGTTTGTTTGTCTCCTTTTACAAGTGCATCTGTAAATGTTGGAAAACTATTTAATACACCATTATATGCATAATCTACAAGTAACATTTGAGAATCCTGAGGAAGACTGTCAAATGTACCTTTACCGTATTTTTTATCTATTAGATTTTCAGCAACAGTTTGATGTTTTAATATATCTGAATCAAGTAAGTTCTCAGCTTCTTTTGTAGTTAAGCCTTTATTGTATTTATTTGCATCTGGTCCTATAAGTTTATGACCAAATCCAACTGTATCCGCACCACCCTCAGGACTTCTATGAGGATACCATTTATCTTCAGCTTTTCTATATCCAGATTTAAGAGAATTTTCTTGAACTTTAAGAACCTCTCTATATTTTTTCATAGTCTCTGGATTGAGATCTAATGGAAAAGCTACACCACCTGTTGCATATTCTTCTTGTCTATAAGATTCATCAGGTGTAACTTCTTTATAGTGTTCTGCAAAATACATTGCATCTTCAGGATTGTCAAATCTAATTGCTTCTGCAGACTCAGGACCAAAATCACCAAGCATAAGTTGACCATCAATATCTTGAATTTGTGGCACTGCATAATTATCCATAGATGCCATATAGTGTGTGCCTGTCATGCCATTGCCAAAGTCATAAGGTAGGTCTGGTGCAACAACCATTCTCTGTGCAGCAGGATTACCATGCATGTTTGCATATGCTAATCTTGCTTTCATCATAGCATTGTTAGCAGCATCAATATCTTCTTGAGATATTACTCCGCCATCCTGATGAATAAACTTTCTTCTTCCTTGGTAGTTCTGAGATATTCCAGCACCTAAAGGCATTCCATATTCAGCCATAGGTAAAAATCCTCCGTCTTCATATTTAGCATTTGGATCAAATACTTTATTCTTTTTAGACTTAGGTTTAGAAAATAAATAGTTCTCAGTAAATAATCTATTTGTTGCTTCTAAGCTTTTAGAAAACTTTTTAGATGCAAGACCTTGCTTACTAGGCTTTGGCATCTTTACAAGTCCTCCCTTTGCAAAATCTTCTGGTTGTTCTAACTCTGGTTGTAGTCTGTAATTAGTAGTAATCTCCTCTCCTTTCTTGAGAGGTCTCTTAGCCATTATATATCTTTTATTTCCAAGCTTAATACTTACTGCATTTGGTTCATCAGAGTGATTATGGTACTTACCAATAAAAGTACTGGGTTGGTCATTCTCATGTGCCAATCCAATCATTTCTCCTTGCTCAAAAGTATCTGTGGTAAACAATCCTTTGCCAGCAATCTTAGATTTATCTACTTTTAACTTTTTCATTATCTAAGAGATATTTGATTTTTAGTATTTACAAGTTTTAAAATCATATTAGTATCTGAACTATTTTCTCTAATCAAGGTCAAGTAATTTAAGTAGTGTCTAAACTTCTTTCTTTGTAATTGAGGTTTATTATAGTCTAGATTTCCTTGATTTAATTCTCTTATATAACCATTAGATGATGTATTCCAAAGAATGTTTTCATCATAATTACCTTGAAGCACTGTAGTTCCAGGTACTACTGGTCCAGTAGGTGGATAATCAGAACCAACTGGAAATTCTCCGCGGTCTTTTGTTATATCCCAGAACTGATTAAATCTATATTTATTTTCTTCTTTACTAAATAAAATATCAAAAGAAGACAAGTTAGATTGATTTAACTGAGGATATGTTTGGCTTAATACTACATTGTTTTTAGGAAAAATATTAAGGTTTAGATATCCAGACGCTTGTTCTGAATTATATACAACAGCTCTGTCAAAGTTATAATCTAATACATGAAACTGATCAATACAATTAAATGCTTTTCTTCTATAACATTCAAGAACATATTCTACAGACTTCATTGTGGTAACCGTTTGTCCGGTTGTAATAGGTAACTCAATTTCAAAAGGATATTGAGTACCATAGAAATTACAAAAATTATCACATACTGAATTATGTTTCCAAATAGTATTTCCTTTTGTAGTAAGGAAAGTATTCTTAGTTGGAATAGATAAATTAGGATGCCAGTCATGGAATGAAATCCATAGTTCATTCTTAGGGTCAAAGCTTAAAGTCCAAGAAGCATCTTCAAATAAAATAGGATCCCCTAATTGATATATTCCTGGTTGAACACTACCGTCAAGATTTAATATTTGGAAGTAATCTCCTTGTCCTTTCTTTCTACCAAAAGTAATTAATGGAACATAAACAACTTTATTTTTCCATTCAGGTTTAAGTCTATAATCTTTTTTACTAAAATAAATTACAGTGTTCTCATTATCATACAATGACTGACAACCAATACCTGAAACTGGATTATCTTGATATGGATAATCAGGAAAATCTTCAGTTAACTTATAAGGTAAGAAATTATTAAACCACCACTTAAGACCAATCTGAGATATCTCTTTTAATCCTTGACCAAATGCAAATATCTTAGCTTGGTTTTGTGAGATATAATAAATACCAGCTGGTGATGAAAGTATTGATAATCTATTTTGAGAAGAACCATATTCATAAGCTCTATCAGCGTTAACTACAGATTGTTCAGGTTGACTAAATAATCCACCATCACCAATAGTAATCTTAGTACCTAGATCTGTTTGTAGTGTATCAACACCTTGATACATTATTGGACTATCATTTTTAAAAGTAATTATAATACCACTCTTATTTACACTTTTAACACCACTAATCTGAGACTTGAATTCTTTATAATTGTTTACTAAGTATACAGACCAACTATCTTTAAAAGCTTCTTGTTGTTGTGGTAAAGAATAAATGATTCTATCTGGATAGTAAGTATAACATAATTGTGCTACAAAAGGATCATAATATCTACTCTGTAAATTACCCGCAGAAAAATACTGACTAAAAGCTTTAGTTATACTTAATGAGTAATCATATCTATACTCATTACCTCTTGTAATAATTTGGGGGTCCATATTAAACATTGCATCTAGATCTGTGTATCTATATGGATCATAATGCTTTTCAGCATCAGTAATACCTTGAATTCTAAAATCTACAAGTACTTCAGATTCAACAAAGAAATCTCTTACAGCTGACGCAGTTAAATAGAAATAACAATCTTTTGGTCTAAATAGTCCAGGATAATTAAAAATTGAATCATCTCTATAATCATAGTTATTACAATCCATGTTATAGAAATTAGTTGGCTTCCAACCCGTACCTGGAGGATTGTTACCTGGTGTAAATATGTTAACAAATAAATCTGAAAATTCTGCAAAATCATACTCTGCAGAGTTAACCCAGAATCTTGGTTCTGGTATCATCTGCCTAAGTAGATAGTTAAATTCAAAACCATCAGGTTGACTATATAACCAATCATAGAAAAAGAACATTGTATTCTTTTCTGTATATCTATTTACAAATGTGTCACCTCCAAAAAACACTGGAGTCATTGTAATTTTTTTAATAAAATATGTTGAGCTATCAGCAGCGCAAAAATATTGTTCAGTAGTAGTATGTGAAGGATAATAAGAATCAGATAGTTTTTGTTCACATGGTGTTATTGTTATCTGTTTAATTGACTGTAGTTGTCCATACTGATTTCTTTTTCTTATTTTAATTGCACCATAATGACTTGCAATTGGTAATGAGAAAGGTGTATCAATGTTATTTTTAAAGTTTGGATTTCCTGCATTACCCCAAGCATTGCCTTGTCCTGAAGCATCATTATCAAAATAAGATAATGTTACAAGAGACTGATCATAATATATACCGCCAGGAGTAAGAATATATTTTGGACCATCATCAGCACCTTGTGGAAAACCAGGAACAGCATAAGGACCTGTTAAAGTTCTTAATGTAACTGTATCAGATCTTTTTAAGTTATTAATGCTATATCTTTTCTGAGATGCTGGTGGTCCAAATGTTTGTACTTCCTGAATATTATCTCTAATATAAAAAGCATCACCAATTCTAAATCTTGTTATATAAGCATCTTGAACTACTTGTCCATTTACAATTGATGTTTGTAAACTTATAGGAGATATAAATGAATCATATAATCCATGTGATATCATTTGTAATGCATACTGATCAAATTTAATAAATGCATAAATAGCTTGAAGAGCTACATCAGTACCTTCAGCAAAGTAATATAAAAATTTATTTGCTATACCTAAACCAGCTAATATAGCTTGTCCTGTGGCACCTCCTAAGAATACTGCAGCTGAAATATCAGTTTCAATTGAAGGTGCGGTAAAAGTCCCTCCTTTTTTAAAACCAGTTTTATAATTAAAGTCTTCAAAAATAGGTTCAATAGTATTTGTAACTTGAGAAGTGTTTGTAAATATACTGCCAAAATCAAAATAAGCTTCTAATTTACCAAAGAAAGAGTTTGGTAATGGTGTTCCAGGGTTACCTACTTGGTCAGTCTGAACCGTTCCTTGATCAGCACTTGTGTATTCTTCAGTGGTAGTATCAATATTAGTATTAATATTACTTGGTGTAGTTACAATAGTACCTGGTATAGGTCCATTTGGTCCATTAATTGTATTAACAGCAGCACCACCACTTATATCAGGACCAAACATTCTAGTATAACTTGCACCAGGTTGAGTAATCTTTTTACTTCCAAGCATAGAAACTAAACCTTCCGCTACACCAGCTACAAAAGCAAATGTCATAGTAAGGTCACTAAGTAATTTGAACTTAGGATGCTGACTTGGTTCTTGGAATCTTTGATCTGACCAACCAGACAATGCACCATATAATTTTAATTCAGTAGACTCTAAGAATGGAGTCCTAAACATTGTATCTGGTGAATGGAAACTTATAATTTCTTTAGGTACTGACTGTTGATACGGAGATGTTTTAATATATGGATCATTAAAACCTGTATTATGTTGGCTACCTGTTCCAGTATTTAGCGGAGACTTAATTGTATTAAAAGGATAGTTAGCATACAGGCCTAATCTATCTCTTTGCACATCTCCTTTAATTTCATAAGTTCTAAAGTTATTAATCATACCTTTAGCAATAATGCTTCGGTTACCTTCTCTTGAACCTCTTAAGATTTCATAACCTACAATACCTGGAATATCGTTACCTTCATTATCTTTTGGTAATGGTATATTTTCAAATATTACACCCATCAATCTAATCTTTAAAAGATTAGGATCATTTTGACCTGCTGCAGGTTCATAGTGCAATGTGTTAGGACTTAGATAATTATCAGGAAATTTATGATGTCTAATAGGTAAACCACATAAGTCATTAAAGTAACTAATTGTTCCTATAACAGGATCTATTATACCTGCGTGTCCATCTAATCCTGTCCAACAGTATTGACTAGAGTTCCAAATTTCAGGTTGATTGTCTGGATATATTTCTGTTGATTCCCAGTACCCCATTTCTCCAGATGCAATAACTTTCCCACCATCTGGTAAAATAGTATTTAAAATATTTGGGTTACCATTTAAATTAGCTGTATTATATGATTCAAATAATTGATCTGTAGATGTAAGAGTATTAAAGTCTTGAATACCATTAGGAACAACTTCATCTCTTTCATTCCCTGTTACTTGAACATTAGAACCGCTTCTAATATAGGTATAATCTTTTGCTATTCTTCCAGGAATATGATATGATGCAGATTTATCACCTGTATTATACACCCAACGAATAAAGAAAGCATATACCTCATCTCTTAAATAACTTCCTTTATTACCTCCCTTAGTATAATAGTTTGCAGGATATTCAACAGATACCCATTTAGTTTTAATAAGATTTGCTAAAGGCTGATAATTAAAATCAAATTTAGATCTTGGCCCAACTCTTAACAAGTAATTGTTAACATCAGTCATTTGGTCTGATGTTTCATATACAGGATTAGTTATTGGAATAATTTCTAATGGAACAGTAATTAATTCATCTTTGATTTGATCTAATTCAACTGTATTTGTTCTAGTTGAGTATATACCAATTTCTTTTGCTACTGTTCCTTGATTAATATTTTGAACAACAACTAATATAAATTCATCAAAATTTTCTGTGTCAGCTTCAATATCAATAGTTATTGCTCCTTGTAAATCATCTGGAAAATAAATAGGTTGTGTATTGCTAGGAGAAAAATAATCAGTTACTCTTTGACCTTTTATTGCATATGCAATTGTAGCAAAATAAGTACCATTTCTTAAGTTACCTCCAGCTTCTCCAAGTTTAACATTTAAACAAGGGGTATTTACTAATCTAGCTAATCTTATTGCATCACAGTCTAATTCATTAGTGTCATTACAAATAAGACATGCTGGAGAAGGATCACAATCTTGAATCCATGCAACACCTGGCCATAGTTGTCTATTACCATTATTGTCAACATAATAGTTAATAGCATTATTATAAGATCCTTGATTAGGATTAATAAGAGTATTAGCTTCCCATTGATATGAGTAATCTGGCCATGTTTGTGGGTCACCAACATTAAGTATTCTATCTGGATTTAAACCATCTGCCCAATATACTTGCCAAGAACAATCTTCTCTTTCTCTTGCTGAACCAGAAATTAAAAATCTTTTATCAAATCCAAGACAAGAATCTTGAACAATTGGTCTATAGATACATCTTTCTTCTTCTAATAAACCTATTTCAGACATAAGAGCAACTCCACCAGCATTATGTCCGGCTGTGTATATTATCCATTTATCTGAAAATATTTGAATAGCACCTATAATATACCTAAAGACAACAGGATCAGGTCCAAAAGAAGGCATAGTAGCTCCTGTTGTAGCACATAAAAAGTTAGATGACTCATTTGAAAGAGTTCCTAAGTTACCTTCTATTGTATTATTTGTAGCATTGCGAGCATGTGTCCACATTCCCTCTTGCACAAATGAAGGATCAGAGTCTTTATTAAGACCCTTAATAAATGTATTAGTAACATTCTGAGATGTATTCTGGATATTCTTTGCCATTATAATATTGTGTTGGATCCAGGTACTCTGTTGTAGCCTTTAACATCATATGATTTAAACATATCATAGTATTTACCATACATTGCTTTTCTATTAACCCACCACATTTCTGCCATCTCTCTAAAGTTAGGAGTATTAACAAGACTAAGAGCATTGTTTCTTGCTGCTCTAACTCTTTGTTCAATCATTTGCATTCTCTGTGCAACATCTTCTCCATTCATATAAAGGTTCTCAAGAATTCTAGACTTAAGAGCATACTCATAATACTCATTAAGTAAATCATGATCTGGAACTAATAGGTTACCATTCTCATCCTCCATTTGACCTTGATAGTTAAGATATACTTTACCAGTTTGAAATGTAGTAAATAAGAAACCACCTTTAATCCATCCTTCATTAGGAGCGTTCCAATAAAGATTTGGACAGTCACATTCTATTTCTTGACTGGCTTTCATTCTTAAAGGAATAAGCTGAGTGTATACTCTTGTTGTACCAGGGTTACTTATAACTTGAATGATTTCATACTTGTCTCCTTTACAGTTCATAAAGACTCTTGGTCTTGTACATGTATCACCATAAGGTGCTAATGGATTGTAAGCATCAGGAATAACGTTAGGAGCGCATGTAGCAGGACATGTATTGTCTGGGCATGCTGCAGTATGGTTACATGGATTTGAGTTGCATACGGAGCAGTTTACTGTTGCCGGTGCACAGAGGTCCGCATTAGCTGGAGTTTCTACATAAGGTACTTCTTGAATATTTGTACCTCCTACATAACCATCATATCCTACATGCTCTGTAAAGTGACCACAAATAGATGCAAAATTAAATGTATAAAAATCATCTGGTAATTTTACTCTACCATGATTAACATCTAAAATGACTTCTCTTGTTTGATTGATTCTTAAACCTAAATCATAATTAAGTTTTTTAACAAGCTTAATTAATTGTTGTGGCTCAATCATATTCTCTAAAGAAAAAGTACTAAGATCTACCATTACGTCATGTAATAGTTCATCAAAGGTTCTATATTTAAGTGTGTAGTTAAAATCCATTATCTAAGAATATTTTGACTATCATCAGAAGTATCTGGTGGTATTTGTAAACTCATTGAAAGTTCTTTTACTGTATATTGTTCCACTTCAGAAAATAAATATGCAGGAATACTTAATGGCATATCCTGTCTTAACTCACAAGGATCAGAACTGCATGATTCTACATAGCCATCAAATATTGCTTCCATTCTAATAGCTTCCCAATCTAAATTAGGAAAATATAAATAATCATCTAAGTACCAGAAATAAAGGTTTCTATTATATTTCCAAGTTGTAGTTTTAGTCATAGAAAGCCAAATACCTGGCTCTGTTCTATACAATTCTATAGTACCATCTATTGAAGACACTGTACGTATAACTGGACCAAATGCTCCATTTAAAATACTTGGAATTTTATTTTTAGATCTTTTAAAATAACAACCTGAATAAACTCCAATACAGCCAGCTTCAACTTTATCTACATCAATAAGTTCAATATAAGGTAGCACCTGAAATATTGAACTTATCTTCATAAGTTTAAACTGATTGTCTTCTCTTTTTATTAAAGTTTGAGCATACTTAGTTAGAGCAAAAAAGATTGTTCTATCTGTTAGAAAAGCATCTTCTTTAACAGCCTTCAGAGCATTTCTAACTCTAGATATTGATTCACCAATTGTACTCATAACTCAAAGTCATTGTAATTTTTTAATGCTTCCTTTTCTCTTTTTTGTAAGAGATCTTTATAATAGGTTTTTTGATAGTCTAGTTTTATTTTTTGATGAGGATCCACAACAATATACATTGGCCAGTTTTCAGGATAACTTCTAGATACTAATCTTTTAAAATCTCTACAAGCTGTAAATCCCCAATATTCTTTATTTTTCATTTTATGTTTAATAGCATAATTTGTATAAAATATTTTAGCTAGTTTACCATCTGTTTCCCAATTCTTATTTGTAACTGTTACTCCATACTTAGTAGACTTAGCAAAGTCAATATTCTTTTTTACACTTGTTTGACATGTGCCAATAAATATCCAACCAATTGACTCAGGTAATTGTATACCATCTCTATTCTCAACTACAAGATGATATGCCTGCTTATTAAAATATTTAATTATTTTTCTAAGCTCTGAATCCTTTAAGTCTTTATACTTTGGATACTTCTTTCTAAAACTATCAAAGAACTTTCTATTTGCTATATTATGAACCTTTGGTCTAAAACGTGGAGCTTTGAGATCTGGGGTTTTAAAATCTTTCATACTATATAGATTAATATACTAAAAATAACTCACTTTAGCAAATATAAGAATAAAACAAAACCCCCACTAGTGCGGGGGCTTTGCGCTGTTG